CCCAAGCAAAGTCGTTCTTCGTGTCAGGCTTAGAAGAGCCACCGCCACCGCCACCAGTGCGCTTCGGTTTCGATTCAAGTGCGATGAGTACGTCGTTCAAGAAAGTGAGACGCTCTTTCAGTCGACCTTCAAGAGAGCCGCCTGCCTGTACACCACCGAACATACGCAAGACTTGAGCGATCTGTGCTTTGACTTCGCTCACGTCCATCGTGAAGTACGCAACGATCTCAGGTGATAGCCCGTCAAGAATACCGATCTGATCAATCAAGTTCAGAATCTCTTGTCGGCTATAGCCAGCGGCTTCAGCGTTCGACAGCAAGTTGTTGTACATACGAACAAGAGTTGGCACAACGTCTTCTGCTTTGCCACCAAGACTTGTGACAGTGCCAATCAACTTGACCATCTCACTCATCTGCTTGCGAACAACTAACTCGACTTCACGACCGCCTTCGCCTAAGTCTGCAAAGGAACTTGTCAAAGTATCTGACGCACTTTGAGCGTTGATAAGAGCCATCTGCATCTCGTTGCCAGCAACTTGTGCAACAACTTTGAGACTGTCAGCAACTTCCAACATACCGATCTTGCCGTCTTCACTACTGAGACGAAGAAGATTCATAACCCCGTTCAGTTGCACGAGACCATTCGTTGACACAGTTGCCGCTTGTGCTTCAGCGACCATTGCATCAGTTACAGGTCGCAAACTGTTCAACACAGAGTCAGCGGCGACACGAACCTTCTCAAGCGTGTACTGATACACGTCAGCGTTGCCTGCGGCTTCTGCTTCAGCCATTGATGCCGCCATGAGCGAGTTCAAGAACTCAGCACCAAGTATGTTGCTCAAGCCCTGAACAGTCTCAGTATTCGTGAGCAATGACTTTGCGTTCTCTTCTAGTTTCTCTCTGTTGTCATCGAACGCATCAGCGACTTCATCGAGCGCAGTTATTGATGCAATGAGTTGAGTGCCGTTGAGTTTGCCTGCACGATATTGATTGATCAAAGAACCAGCGACAGTATTGTTCGCAATGCCCAAGTCATCTAAGACTCTCAGCATATCTTCCATTTGAAATTGAGATTGAGTAGCGGTGTCTGTATTGGTCTTCATTTCTTTTGCGTAGTAAGCAAAAGAGTCTGTCCCGTCTTGAGTAGCCGCTGTCACGTTCGAGATTGTTAGACCAGCGTCAGCGATTGCTTGTGAAAGTCCTTGCGCCCCAAGTTCGGCAAGAACGAACGCTTCAGCACCCGAATTCGCACCCAACGGGTTGTCTTGAGCCTTGCCTCTCAGCAAGTCATACTCTTCAATCAACGCACTGACACGAGTAGTCAGAGTCGCCGCTTCGTCACCTGCATCAGCAAGCGCACTCGTCAAGTCTTCTTGACGATCTTTCGCTTCTTGTGCGTTCTTGCTGAACGAATACCAGACTGCCGCAACAGCAACGACAGCAACAGCAACACCAGCAAGAATTGGCCCTGCCGCCGCAAATTGTGCAATAGCAGTTGCAAAGGCTTGCGTAGCCATAGCCGCTTTCAATGCGAGCCACGCTTTCGCAAGAGAACCAAGCATGATCAACAACGGCCCACCGACAGCGACAAGACCTGCAAGCACAACGATGATCGTCTTCATGAAGTTTGGCAGAGCGTTGATTGCGGTCATGACTTTCTCGAACGCTGTCGCAACCATCTTCAATGCAGGCACAACAATCGGTACAAGAACTTGACCGAGACTGATGAAAGCATCTTTCACTTCTGCCATGACTTGCTTCATCTTGAAAGCACCTGTCGACGACATCGCTTGGAACGCTTTGTCTGCGTCGCCTGTGTTGTCAGCAAGGTTGTCGAATATCTTTGTCGTGCTCTCTGTTGCCGCACCGAACATACTCATGATACCTGTCAACGCACGAACGTTGCCGAAGACGAGTCCTTGTGCTTGTTCGTTATCACCGAACGCTGTTGTCAATGTTTGCAACGCTGACAACAAGCCCTTCTCTTTGATCTGTTGACGCAAGCCTTGACTGCTCAGACCGAGACTGTTCATCGTCTCTTCTGCTTCTTTAGTTGGTGTCAATAACGAACCCAAGATTCCACGAATCTGAGTTGCCGCTTCGCTTGCATCTGTACCGTTACGACTCATCGCCGCAAAAGCCGCACCGACTTCATTGAACGAAACACCCATCGCTGACGCAATCGGCAGAACTCTAGGCAACGCACCAGCCAACTGATCTGCTTCCATCTTGCCTTCACGAACAGCCGCAACCATCAAGTCTGTTGCCGCCGCCGCAGATAAGTTCTCGATACCGTAAGCGTTCAACGCAGACGACACAGTGTCAGCAATGATGCTTGTATCGCCCATGCCGATCGCTGACGCTTTCAATGACTGCTCAAGAACTGTCATTGCTGTCGCACCATCGATACCTGCTGACGCAACGAAGTACAAAGCATCAGCGGCTTGAACAGCACTGCCACCATATTGCTTCGCCATTTCACGAGCGGCGATACCCATGTCAGCAACTTTGTCTTCAGACAAACCGACCATCGCCACGATTGACTGCATTGAGAACTCAAAGTCGTTCGCTGTCTTGATCGCTTGACCACCAGCGAGCAACATCGGTGCAGTCAAAGCCATCGACATCCTCGTGCCGACAGAAGTCATCTTGCTACCCATGTCGGTGAACTTGTTACCTACACGAGACGCACTGTCACTCGCTTGCTCAATCTTCTTTGAGTCTCTAGCGACCTTCTGCGCCATCTGATGATACGCAAGACCGAACTCGTCAACCCCGTAAGACGCTTTCGCATACGCTTGTTCAACTTTGCTGAGAGACTGCTTTGTCTGTTGAGCAACCTTCTGAACTGCTTTCTCAGCCTTAGTTGCACCAGCAGACGCATCTTGACCGATCTTGTCGAAAGAATCACTGAGCGTCTCAACAGTCTTCTGAGCGGCTTTGACACCAGCGATGAGCGGCTTTGAGTCAAGACCGAGAACGACGTTGACTGTGCCGACTGTTGCTTGTGCCATGAGTTATCTTCTCGATCTTGACTTTGCTCGCTGTTGTTGTTGTTCTCGTTCGCTTGCTTCAATCTTGAACAACGCACACCACTCAACGAACTCTGAACTCGTCATCGTGTCCATAAGTTCGCCAACTGTCATGCCAAGTTCACGGGCTAGATGGAAGTACGATCGTCTTTCAGGTTGGCTTCTCCCGAATCGGTCGGGGAAACCGAGTAAGACTTTCCCGCTTCATCGATTGCCTTCTCTTTCAAGCCTGAAACTTCGAGACAACTTGTGACGAGACGATCGATAACAGCACCTGACTTCTCAGTCATGAGCCACTGCAAGTCGTCTTCTGTGAACACAGGTGAACCGTCTTCAGGGTCGAGACAGCACGTGACAAGAATCTGACCGTATACGTTCTCGATCTTGTCGCCGTTGTCTGACGTGTCTTGACTAGCCGCAACGAACGATGCTCGCTGACGCACAGTCATTGAACGCACTTCGATCGATACGTCCCATTCAGGGATAGCAATGATCTCACGATCAAGGTCTTGCGCTGATCTGATCTTGTTCTTGATGTTGGACACTTTGGTCACACTCCTATGTTGTTTGTTTGTTATTGAGATCAGTACGTGGTGCGAGTGATTGAGCCAGTGACCTGAAGATCAAGGCTGTAAGTCACTACGTCACCGACAGGGTTTGAGATCGAGTACGAAGTCACGATCGCTTCACCCGTGTACTTGACGTTGCCAGCAGTTGAGCCAGCAGGTCCGAACACGAACGAACGTGATGCAGGTTCTGCACCGCCTGCGATGTAACCGTCAACAGTTGCGTCCCAAATACCAGAGACGCTGATCGTTGCGTCTGTGAGACCAACGATGTACGACTTTGCGCTTGAACCGAACGCAGTGGTCTCAGCAGTGTCGAGAGTTTCGGGCAAGTCGACACTCGTGACAGTGTTGCTGATATCTCGAACAGAACCAGCGGTGTCGTCGAGTGTGAAGTTCGTGGACTTACCATGTACGAAAGTGGGCATGACTATCTCCTATTAGTTGCGGGCGAACCCGACGTTGAAAGTGATTGAACCTGAAGAACCTGCTGTGCTTGCTGTGACTCTGACGTAACGATTGACAGTGCCTGTGCTCGCTTTTGATACGCCGAGTGTTGTGCTCGCTGGTACTGCGTCGAACGTGATCAAGTCTGCCCAAGTGCTGTTGTTCGTTGAGTGCTGAACCTTGATCGTGGTGTCTCCACCTGCGATCGAGTTTGCTGTGACGTGAAGTGTTGCGAGCGAACCAGCGGCAGACGATGCGGCGTTGTCAACGCTTGCGAGGTTGCCAAGAGAACCGAAAGCGATTGACGCACCCGTAGTAAGAACAACACCACCGTGAAGTCCGTACACCTGATTAGCAACAGCACCAGCAGTTGCATTGAAGTCAGCACTCACGCTCGACACGTCAGCGACAGGGTTCGAGATCGAATAAGAAGTCTCGTGCGCTTGACCGACGATGCAACGATTGCCGATCGTGCCTGTCTGATAAACGACAGTGACAGCAGGACTCGTTGCTTGACCGAGCAGAGTGCTCAATGCAACGTCAGAACCGCCA